TCAGCAGATGTGTTGCCTACTAACTTAAAAATACGTGCTTCACAGAATATGTACAGTTGGTCACGGAAAGGTACAAGACCAGTAATTGGACTATCTACCGCAATGCTACCTGCACCATTTGCTACACTAAAGTCATCATCTGTGTATGGTGCAGTAAATACAAGTTCCTGTGAAGAAGCAGACATACCTGCAAAGAACAATGCATTTTTATATCCAACTACAATGCTTGGGTTAGTAGGTGCGCCTGTGCCATTCAAGTCTGTTACAGTAGAACCATCATATTTACTGGCGTAGTTTGCACCATCTGCCCATACAATGTAATCTGTGCCACCTAGATTGTAGTTAAAATGCCTATACTTACCAGCACTTGTTCTGCCACTGTCAATACTAGTCCATGAACCTGAACCAGAAGAACCTCTGTAAACACTTTCACCTCTAGCAGCAATAACGTCACCATTGTAATAGGCGCACATTAATACTTTTTCTGTATCACTAGCAGTGTAAGGAACTTCGTTAGTATTCCATTTGCTGTAACCAGATATTCGTCTATAACCACCGCGAATGTCAGGCTCAAAATTCTGCAGTTCTAATGCCATTCCCGGCTGCATAGAAAATGTAGATTGGTCTAATACCAGTCCACCTTCACAGGCAAAGACGTATGGGCTAAGTCCAGATTCGTCTGCCATTTATTATGCTCCCGATGGGAATATGGATGTACCGTAGCGTTGTGACCGTGGTATATAAGTTGAACGAATATAATCGTAGCTGTTTAGGTATAGGCTTTGCATATGTTTAATTCCATCTTCAAAACGTGCAAAGTTAATGCCATACTGCTGTGCTTCACCACGATATTGATAGCCATAAGCAGTAGCACCATCAACAATTACCTGACGAAACTGTTCAGGAATAAGTGGTACGTCTGTTGCAGCACTTAATGTAGTAGGTTTTAAATATGCATCATACTTTAGTGTATATGCTTTGTCTGGATATGGGTATAGTCCATAATTATTATTAGGTGTTCTAAAAACATAAATTGGCACACCGCCAACATCGCTTGTAGTTTCTTGGTCAATAAATCTATCTACATATTCTTTATAATCTAAGACACGCAAGCTAATGCCTGATACCCCTAATGCTTCATCTTTTGATATTCTAAATGTTTCAAAGTCGGCATTATATACTGTGCTGTCAAATGTGTAACGAGCAGTACCTGCGACTAATGTATCTGTTTGTTCAGCGTGGCTAAAGCCCCAACCAAACTCACGTTGAAATATATAGTTAATAGCATCATTTACAGCATTTTTACATTGCGTCTGAAATCCACGTGCGCTAGAAAAAGAAGCAGCAGTTAATGATACCTCATTAAACCGCGCAAGAACTTCATTTGTAATGTCAAGATAAGTGTATGCCATTATAAATCCTCAGAGAGAAATGAGAGAGCAAGTTGCCCTGCTCTCCCATGTACTATTTAGGCAAGTGTGTCACGGTCTACTTCGTTAGCAGACATGTCACCAAGGTCATCACAATCCATCAGGATAGCAAAGACACGAACTTTACCAGCAGTTGTTGTGCCAGTCATTGCTTGCAGGGTAACATCAAGGTTATCTGCTGTGCCACCAATTACTACAGGGGCAGTAGTTGCCATTGTAGCATAGTCGCCAACAGATGCACCATCAAAGTCAAACCCATCAACAAAGTTAGCACCACCACCAATACCAAGGTCAAACGCAGTATTAGTAGAAGTACCAGCATGTGCTTCAGTAACTTCCATACCTGCACCAAGAATTACGGTGTTAGCTGGAATGGTCAGTACAGGAATTACATCAGCCGCAGCAAGGGCAGAACCCTTATCTGTTGCAGCTTGTGCAAAATCCAAAGTACCCTGAACCATGTAAGGATTGCGACCACGTTGCGAGTTGCCACGTGCTGCGGTTAAGGTGTTATCACCAAGAGCCATATCTCAATCCCCCTTATACCAAGTTGTACTTTGCGTTCACAAGTGCTTCTGGACGAAGAATCTTGCGACCGTAAAGATGCATACCACGAACGATGTCAGCGAAGCTGTCAGGGTCACGGTAGGTTTCAGTCTTGTTAATCTGCTCTGCAGTAGCAACAGCAGAATCATGACCAGCAACCATTACGCCATAGTTATTGGCATTAGTACCACCAGTTGTAGCGGAACCAGTTCCAATTGAAGGCAGGTTGTTGGAAACGTAAACACGGAAACCGTGCAGGTTATTTAGGACAAGACCATTTTGCAGACCTGAACCACCGAAATCAGCATTCAGAAGACGTGAATCTTCGTCCATGAGGATTTCTTTGAATACAGGGTCAATAACCAACCAGCGTCCTTGTGTGTCCACATTCTGTTGGTCCAGCTTACGAGCCATACGAGCAACAACTTGCAGTGCGTTGGCATTACCTGAACCAACTGTTGCAGAAGTTGCGCCACCAGCACGTGGCTGAATACCAATTGATGAACCTGCAGAACCACCAAAGTCATCAGCTTCCAGCTTCATGCTAGAAAGCAATTCGTCTGAACCAGCAGTTGTTACTGCTTTTGAACCATTAACAGTTGTGTTAACAGTATCAGGCGAACCATGAATTGCAGACTGAGTGTAGCCTGACAGGTAACCAAGAACGTCTTGGTCAAACTGGTCAGCAAGGCGATACGCAGCACGGTCACTTGCCAATGACTGGAAGTTAACGTGTGAGTGTGCCTCTTCAATGTCATCAACCTTAAATGCAAAGTAGTTAGCTTTGTCAATGGTCAGGCTGAAGTCTTCATCGTCAAGGTCTTGTGGAGTGACAGTTGTGCCACGAGCATAAGCCTTAACAGTAATTTCGGGTTCTTTGATAATCTTAACGGAATCACCCATGTTTGCAATCTCACCGAAGTAGTCGGAGTTTGTGATTGCTTCGCAAATAGCAGACTTGCGGAAAGCAAGCTGCACCTGTTTGCTGTAGATTACAGGTGAAAAATTACCGTTAGGAAGATTACCATACCCGGCTGCGGTAGTAAAAGCCATGATATATTCTCCTAATGTTGGCTGTTTTTCGTTACAGATGCAAACTTACCAGACTATTTAGAGGCTGATTCACTATGGGTGCGTAACATATCTAGTTGGCCTACCAGATATTTTACGGGCCATGCTCTTCAGGTAATCCGTAAGATGGTACTGTTTGCGGTTTTGTGTGAGCAGGTAGCGAACCAACTCACACTAATGTGACTATAGTTATACTTAAAGTAAACTGTTTGTCAACACTTTTTTTATTTATCTGGCAGAACCAGACATATCATAGATAAACTTTCCACTACGGATAGCTTCCATGATTTCATCAGAACGCTTCTCATATTCTTGAGGAGACATTTTCTGAACTTGAGATTCACGTAAATATGTAGATGCCTCATCTTCTTGTGGCTTACTACGTGTGTTACGTGTTTCAACTGATTTCGCTGCATCTTTGCCGTTAGAGGTTTTCTTTGCGGTAATACCTTTGTCAGCTTTATACAGGTCAATTGCTCGTGCAGCAGACTTTGCGTCATTATCATTGTCATACAATGCGTCCTGTACCCACTTAGGCTGTTCTTCAGCCCACTCGTGAAACTCATCGCTATCACGAATTTCACTAAAGTCAGGATGTAAACGCATGAGTTCTGCTTCAGCTTTTTCTTTCTTTGCAGACGACTGCATATAGTCAATTGCTTTTAATTTTTCTTCAAGCGCACTTGCTTGCTCTTTTGACTTTTTAATTGCAATTGTTTCAATAACAGCAGCAACATCTGGATATCTATTTGCCCATGCTTCCAAATCTTCTTCAGATGTAGGCAACTTAATTTCTTTTTTTGTTGCTGATTCTAGTTGACTTTTAAGCTGATTTAATTGCTCTTGAAACTCTTGTTCTTTTTCCTGCATGTGTCTGCGCAGGTCACCATAACGCTTTTTAAATGTCTTTTCTTCTGCGTTAGTTGGTTCAGCTTCTTTTGATTCAGCGTCTTCTTCTGCTTCACCACGTTGTTGTTTAAGCAACTGCTCTAATTCTTCTTCTTCCATTTTGCGTTTTTCTTCGTTGGTGTATTTACGATTTGCAAACGCGACTTTTTTTTGTGGCTGCATTTCTTCAGCCAAGATTGTTTCAGACATTATGTCTTCTCCTTGCTGGGGCTAACCGTAGCCATTTGTCGGGTGGGGGATTAGGTAGCCAGTTAATAGGTCTTATGTTCTCGTGGCAAGACCTCTACCACGTTCTGCCATAGGTAACATGAAACTACCTAAAGCTGAATCAAAATCAGAACCAAATACTTTAGCAATGATTGCTCTTGATGGTCCTCTCATCAAACGGCGAATTACTTCTTTCTCGTCCTCTGATAGGTTTATATAATTTTCTCTAGCTTTTAACAGGTCAATTTCCATTACTTGAGTCTCCCTGCCAGATATACAATTGGGTGTATAATCTTACACAAAATATTACCAACAAGACTATCTTCGGCTTTTCCTTTTGTCAAAACATGTTTTAGATGTTGCGTACGTTTCTTTGCAAGATACGCACCTAGTTTTGTTAGCCATGTGCTTTTCTTCATTCCAGCAACATAAGGTTTAAATAACCAATGATATCCTTTTTCATGATATGGTGTAAGATATCTACGCTGATAAATATCCCAAACTTTAATAGCACGAGTCCAATCATTTAATTGTGTCTGACGATACATTTCGGTGCAAACAATTTTACCGCCACCGCCGCCGCCGCCAGCACCTTCATAGTCTCTACGACCTTTACCAGTACCGCCGGGTGTTGCATAACCCTCTTTTGCTTGTGTTGCACTTAATTCACTACGAGCAACTTCAGAACGCATAGCGTCTGCCTGACGTTCAATTTCTGCACGTTTGCCTTCCTGTACAGCTTTTGCGCCACTAGATGTAAGAACTGCCTGTCCTTTACTATCCACAACGGGACGACCCTTGCTGTCAGTTACAATATTTCCTTTTCCTTGTGACGCTAAAGACTCACGCTCTGCTTGCATTTGCCTTCCACGCTCAGTGGCTTGTTCTCGCTGTACTCTATCTGCTTGCGCTTTTTCTGCTTTTGCAATAGCTTCTCTTGCTTGACGTTCCGTTGTGGAGCGAGTAACATCTGCAGCTAATCTAGCGTCTCTATCAACAGTTGTACGTGCTTCAAAAGGTACACCCATACGTTGTGCTTCTTTTGTTCTAAAATCTTCCTTAACCATAGATACTTCAGCAGGTGTCATAATGTCACCGACTTTTAAACCATAGTCTTGAAGACCACCTTGTAGTCTGTTAAGGGTACGAACATCTTCTGCAGTTGCACGTCTTGCAGGTTCACCTGTTGCTCGTGAAATAGTTTCTGCGCGACCAGACATAGCATCATCAACAGTCTGTCCGGGTCTATATGTGCCTCTAGCTGGTAAGCCCGTGATGTCACGCATAAATGTTGTTTTTGTTCCGAGAGTTGGACTTAGAGCATCTTTAAGAGTAAGATTAAAAGGTTCTGTAGGTTCTTTTGCTAATGTACCGTCATTCTTTACCCTATAAAATTCATCACCTACTTGTTCAAAAGTAACTATCTTAGGTTTTGTAGCTGTCCCACCACGTTGAACACTATACCTATTAACTTCTTCTTGTAATGGTGACAGACTTGACGCAGGAATTGGCGCACCACGTGCTGGTTCCATAGGACGTTGTGCAGGTAGTGGTACACCAGTTTCAAACGCAGGAAGTTGTGCTGCTGGTGGTCCAACTTGTTCTGGTGCTAATGCTGTAGTTGCTGGTGTAGTAGCCCTAGTGGGTTCAGCAGTTGTTCTACGCTCTGTTGCGGAAGCCTGTACCATAAGTGCTTCAGCTAATGGCTGGTTATTATATGTTAAACCTAAATCATCATAGATTGCTTTAGAGGCTTCCAATTCAAGTTGCTTTCTGTTACCACCAAATCCTGTGCCTAAGAAGCCAGTATCTAATGCTGGTGAATTTGAAATAGCTTGGTTTGCCGCTTCAGTATAATCAAACAATTGATTAATAGCATTGACTGTTTCACTGCTTGTTCTATTTTCTTTGAAGGTATTATATGTATCACGAGACATTGTAGCTTTTCTGCCATTAGGGTCAGTCAATGTTACACGGTCCATGCCACCAGTCAATGCCCCAATAATGCCAGGCATTTTGCTAGATTCAGATGAATCATAACTTACTTCATAGGTTGTCCCACCAGTAATTAAACCGTTAGATGAAGTGCCACCAAATACGGTGGTAGCTGATGGTGTCTCTGCACCCCTATCACCACCTCTATCCTGTGGAGTGGATACGGTAGGTGGAGCAACAGCTGAAGGTGCAACGTCCGTTACGTCTTGCTGGGCTTGTTGTGCTTTAGGAGAATAACCTGAAGGTATTGGATAAATTGGTTGACCATTAACAAATGGAATAGTCATTTCCTGACCTTGTTCATTTACGTAGGTACGCAAATCAGTATATCTACCTTCAGGTGTGCTAATAAGTTCTTGATATGTCGGGGTTGGTTGTGCTGGTAATGTTGGTACTGCTTGTTGTTGCATTGTAGTTGGCGTATACGTCATAACGGGTTGTGCTACAGGTGTAGTAGCAACGGCTGGTACAACTTGTGATTGTGTTGGTTGTACTCCCATACCTACAAAACCTTGTGGTTGTAGTGCTAGACCACCAAATGCAAAATTCATAGAGTTGTCATTATCATCTAACTCTAAATCGTCAATATCAAATGGAATGTCGTCTGGTAAAATAGCTTCTTCACTATTCCCCATCTGTCCCATATCATCCATTACTTGCAAACCTTTTTTAGCTTTCTGTCGCATTTTCATAAGCGTACTTAATCCATAATAACGAACAACGTCAGCAGGAAATACAAACTCACCCTCGCTTAGTTGTGCAGGAATATCATCCCGTACTTCTTCTTGTAGTGAGCCAGGTGGCACTTCATTGCCAGACACAGGGTCTACTGTACCGCCCTCATCTCTCAGACCGCCCTCTTCAAACATTTCCATTTGAGTTGCCATGCCACCCTCCTTGTAGTAGCCAAAGGTTCTAGCAAAAAAACCTCTATCTAATTCACCTTCATTAATTGCTTGATAATACTTTGACGCTGCGTCACGTCTTCGAGAACTATGTGGAATACCTGCTTTTTCAAATCTGTCAAGAAATGCGTCTGATATTCTTCCGGGGTCTTCCGTTGTTTCAAGATATTGTTTTAAAACGTCAGCGTCACCTCTACCCATACGTTCTTTGTATTTATAATATGGACTGTCTTTATCAGCGTAGATAGCGTCAAGAACATAATCTAATTGTGTTTCAACACTATCTTTTTTTCCAGTTTCATTTAAATACTCATTATACCATGAACGATGTCCTTTGTCCATAGCAAAATCATCTAATTGAAAAATACCGTATCCACCTTTGGGAACTGCACCTTTTTCTCTAGGGTCACCAGTTCTAGTCTGACGTTGTGCAGGGCTAAATGAACCGCCTGTTTCAACTTCAATATTGCCCATAATAGCAGCAATTGCTTCAGGACGAAGATTGCGACTTTTTAAATGCTCATATATACGTATTTTATTTTCACGTTGAGCATTAGCATAGGCTTCATCAACGTCCGTTCCTTTTGAAAACAATTCCGCTTGCCACGCTTCTGGGTCTTGTGGCTTTGGTTTTGGTAAAGGAACTGCACTATTTTGTTTAGCCATTTACTGCTTCCCTTAATTTTTTTAAGCTACGTAAGATTGCTATAGCACCCTGCGCACGATGCATTAAAATTGAATTATCACCTTGCTCTAAGGTTCTGTGTTGTTGTTCTACTAAACTATCCAGATATTTACTGAAGTGGTCCCATTGGCGGCTGTTGCTCAACATTGGCTTCAACTTGCTGAGTAGTTCCTTGTTGTTGCTGTCCATTTGCACTAAATCCTTGTTCACCCGGTAACGGAGCCATACCAACACCTATTGTTCCACCACCTGCTCCTGTTGGGTCCATAGCGTCTGCGCCAGCAACTGCCTGACCCTGTTCTGGTTGTGGTTGTTCTGATTGAAAGCCTTTCATGATTTCAGCTTGACGAGCGGCTTCATCCATATTATTCACAACTTTATCGGGGTCAAGTTCAAGAGACTTTGCAATCTCAGTAATAATATATTGAAACTTAGCAAATGGTGCGAGAGCAGGATTGCTGGCAATTCCTAAGAACTGCATAAGCCTCTGACTGCGTACCTCATTTGCCATGAGACTTTCTGTACCACGTGCTTTGACTTCTAGGTCACCTTTAATTTCGGGGTCAAAGTCAAATTGCATATTAAAGCGGAATAGTCCTTCACCTAATGGACGTAACAGATAGTCATCTATATTTTTAATTACCGTTTTAATTGAACCTGCAGCAGCATTCATTAACATAGAAATACCACTAGCTGTTCTACCAACACCAGTAATACCCGTTTGTCCATGCGCAAATGATGGGAAGCCTGAACTTTCATCTGCAAGCTGTCTAGCCTTGTCAAACATCATCATGTTCTCACTAGACACGTTAGGATACTTTGTACCAAAGATAGCCTGTCCGGGTGCGCCACCTTGTCTGCGGAACACCTTACCCGGATACACAGTTAAGTCCTGCCCCGGAACTAAGTTTGTTTCGTCTACTTCAATCAGTAAGTTTCCTGACAACACAGCATTGTCAACAGCCATACGCATAAAGCCATTCATCAATGTTTGTGTATCGTCCATGTTTTCCGCAATACCAATTCCAAAGAACGAATATGGATTAAGTTCATATGGAGTTGCATGATATGGTATCTTAGCTGGTTTAAATGGGTTGAGTACCATTCTAAGAAGTCTACTATTACAAATCCAAACATTGGCTTGCAATTCATCAAAGTCTTGCAGTTCTTTCGGAACTTCAATATCTTGTTCCATTAACATGGCAACGTCAACCATACCCCAATACTCAAGAACTTCAAATCGGTCTACACCGTGTTCAGGTGCATAGTCGGATAAGTCATCTTCCCAATATTTTTTAGTATAGTTTTCCCCTGCAGAAATTACTTCATCAATAACTTTAGAGCGGAAGTAAGGACGCTTCTTTAAATTACGCAGTTGTGAACGTGACATCTTGTGTCGTTCAATAACATACTGCGCTTCATCCATGTTGTTAGCGTCAGGGTCAGGATAAAAGTTCCATACCGATACGTGAGATACTTGTGGAACGGTTTTAAACAATGGGTCATATTCCCCATTTTCATTCCAGTTAGGATACTCTTTATCAGTAGCAAATGGTCCTTTCATTACGCCAGTTCCAAACAATGCCATTTCAAAAGCTAATGAACGAAGATGTTTGCCAGCACCAGACTCTTCTAGCTGGTCTATTACTTTCTTCTGCATCTTTTTAGCGGCAATCATTGCTGGACTAAATGTTATAGCGGAAGGTGTTTTTCCAGGTCCTTCTTTTAATTTATCTTGTAATGGTTCTAATTCATTACGCATACTACCTAATTTTTCAAGAAGGTCACGCTCTCTAGCACCCTTTGGTAATTCATTACCGTCCCCACGAAAACCATAAGGACTTACCAAGTTACGTAATTGTTCAGGTTCTTGGGGGTCAAAGTGTACGTCAGCAACAACGCCATCTGGAAGAATAGTAGGTTCAATGGATATAGGAAATTTTTGCCCAGCAAATAATACGTCAACAATCTGACCATACGCAGCCAGTGTTTTCGTTTTAGTTACCTTAATAAATACACGAGACTTTTCAGCTTCAGTAAACTGTACATCAGGACCGTACAAACCGCGATAGTTACGGTACGCACGAATCCAACGCTCCTCGTCTTGATAACGATAGTCTTCCGCTTTCTGATATCGTTCCTGAATAAAAGGAATAATTGAAGAAACAGATACGTCCGTAGAAAAAGAATCGTCTGTATCTTCTAACGCAATTGCGTCATCTTCAATCATAATATCATCTTCTGCCATGTTTTATGTCCTTAATATCCAAATGTTGCATCTGCTACTCGCATTCCACCGCCCGGTCTTCCCATAGGGTCATAATCAAATATACTAAACCTTGGTCTTGACATTATACCATATCTTAGCGCATCATACAAGTGGTCTTCTGAATGCGTGTCAATA